CTGTAGATTAAATCGCCAAAGGCGCCGCTGTGTTTGAATCGTTTCATAGTTATATTCTATACAAACATATTTACAAGTACAACCTGAGTATGCTAAAATTATAGATCAACTCAGTCTGCGTTGTAACACCCTTAATATTAGGATAACTACTGTCTATGCCAGATATCTTTCAAATTAATCCAGAAGAAGTAAAAGCTGTGGAGTGGGCAGGAGATGCCGAAGAATACGATCTTGAACTACATAACCTAGGTGGTGATGCTGATCAGTTCATGGTAGTTAATCCTTGGTTAGAAGATTCTACCCTTTATCATTACATAGACAAGATACCCGAAACTGACAAATGTATAGTATGGCATCATCAAGGCCAGTGGGTGGCCAAATGCTTTACCAAAGACTGGACTGTTGACATTGGCTATGAAAACTTAGAGGTTCTCAAGCCTAAGTTTGCCTGGCGTAAAAATCACGATCTAGATCGTACAATGACCTTTGAAGATGATCCCTTTGCTGTATTTGAACCAGAACCTTGGGACAGTCAGTATGAGCTAGTGTGGTACATGGATCCTAGGTTTAATCCCTTGCCCGATAAAGTATGGGCAATTAGTTGTAAGCCAATGGTAGGTACTGCCAAAGGATTAAAGGACATGGGCTATATTACTCCCAAAGTTGACATAGAGTTCAACGAACACATACCTGATTTGAATCTAGATTTAGATTCAATGTACCCTGCCTATTACGATCTAGCACACGACTGTGTCTATCAACTTGACCCCGTCCATACACCCGATGAAACTATGTGGGTGGTTAAATTTAGCCCTGCTTATAGAAAACCCAAAGAGTGGAAATGGTATGGACTAGTTACTCCTCAACTAACCGTTAAGTACAATCCTAATTTACCTAAGATGGACTATGATATTGATTATATCATTCCTTGGCACGACCTAGCCTATGAACACGCATGGATGTTAGATCGACAGTTCCTTAAGGATGGTGAAGAAGATATTTGGGCTATAAAAGTCAAGGCTACAAAGAAAACTCGGGGTACAAAGTTTATCGGATCAATTAGTCCCGAACTTACAGTTGAATACAATCCAGACTTACCTGATCTATCTTATAATATTGATTACGTTATTCCCCATTACGATTTTGGCTATGAGCATGTTTGGATGTTAGATAAAATCCATACTGAATCGTCTAACTTTGATATTTGGGCTGTGAAAGCATATTACACTGAAGACCCTGTCGGTACTAAGATTATAGATTCTGTTACTCCTACTCTAAGTATTATCTATAACAGCGAATTGCCTAAATTAAAATATAACCTAGACTACACCATGCCTTATCATGATCTAGACTATGAGCATGTTTGGATGTTAGACAGTAAACATACCTTAGACGCTCCTGAAGACATCTGGGCTGTGAAAGTTAAAGCAGTTAAAAAGCCCCAAGGATCTAAGATCGTAGGCACAGCTACTCCCGAATATTTTGTTGAAATGAATAATGAGATCAAGGAATATTCGTATCCTAATAACCTAGGCAACAACATTCAATACTACGACTTTGGATTTACCAACACATGGTACTTGGATCCTAGTTACTCTGCTGGTAATGAAATATGGGCAGTAAAAGTAGACTTCTTAGATAATCCCACAGGATTCAAGAAGCAAGGCTTTATATCTCCTGGCACGAAGGTTGTTTATAATCCTGCGTTAAGTTATCTCACATTAGATGTTGATTATAATATCCCTTATTATGATAGAACATACGATCATGTATGGTATCTAGATCCGGAATACTCTAATGGAGAAAAGATTTGGGTAGCAAGAGTATCTGCCATTGAAGGATCAGAAGGCGAAAAGGACATGGGCTATGTTACTCCGCAGTTTCCAGATCATCTTGATGTTATCTTTATAAGTTACAATGAACCTAACGCCGAAGACAACTACCGCAGAGTGTTAGAGAAAGCTCCTTGGGCCAAACGTGTTAGTGGTGTTACCGGAATACTTGAAGCACATCGTGAAGCCGCTAAGTTAGCCAAGTCCGATATGTTCTATGTTGTCGACGGCGATGCTTACCTAGAAGACGCTTGGAAGTTTGATTACCAGCCTGGTGTGTTTGATCGAGACTGTGCCTATGTTTGGTATAGCCGTAATCCCGTAAATGATTTGACTTATGGCTACGGTGGTGTTAAACTATTTGCTAAGAACACTGTGTTACACATTAAGAAATGGACTAGTTTAGATCTAACAGGATCTATGCCCAAAATCAAAGTCATCAGTAAGATCAGTAATACCACAGCATACAATACAGATGAATTCTCTACTTGGCGATCTGCGTTTAGAGAATGTGTAAAATTATGCTATAATATAAAAACACAACCTGATAACCCTGCCCACAATCAAAGATTTAATAGCTGGAAGAACAAAGGCTCAGATAGAGCATTTGGTAAGTATGCTAATGAAGCCGCAGTACAAGCAGAACAGTTTGTCAAAGACAACACAGCTCTAACTTCTATCAATGACAGAAGTTGGTTAGAACAAAGGTTTGACGAACTTTACCCAGGTGTAAGGAACCAATAAGTGTCAGATACTAATAAAGAAAAAATACAAAAGATTATTCCAATTGTGAATAAAGTCAGTCCGACATTTTGTTTGGCCAAGTGGCACCACACAACTTTATATCTACAAACCGGCGAGACACATAGTTGTTACCATCCGCCCACTCATCCTATTGACTTAAAAGAACTCAAGAACAATCCCAGTGCGTTACATAATACTCGTATTAAGAAACAAGAGCGCAAGGAAATGTTGGCAGGCGTCCAAACAGAAGGATGTAAGTATTGCTGGAACATTGAGAACATGGGCGATGATTACATCAGCGATCGTCACATCAAGACATCTAGCATTTATACAGAAGCCCGCTTCAAGCAGGCCAGTAGAGGTCCTTGGGATCAAAACATCAATCCAGAATATGTAGAAGTTAACTTTGGTAACGAGTGTAACTTTAAATGCGGTTACTGTCATCCCAAGTACAGCAGTAGATTCTACAATGAAATCAAACAACACGGTCCCGTTGACACAGTAAAGAATCATAGATGTGATGTTGACTGGCTAAAGATCTACGAACGTGAAGAAGAGAATCCCTATGTAGATGCGTTTTTTAAATGGTGGCCGGAACTTAGCAAGACATTAAGTATCTTGCGTGTTACAGGAGGCGAGCCACTGATGCACGTCAGCACATGGAAACTTCTTAATACCATTAAAGAAACTCCCATGCCCGACCTAGAGTTAAACATCAACAGCAACATGGGCATTAAGACAGCACTAGTTGATAAGATGGTTGAGCATGTTAATCACTTAACTGAAAATAAAAAGATTAAAATCTTTAAATTGTTTACCAGTGTTGATACATGGGGACCACGTGCTGAATACATTCGTACAGGCTTAGACTTAGAGCTGTGGGAACGTAACTTAGATACATATCTTAAAAGCACAGGACAACCTATTAGCTTTATGATTACCTTTAATATTCTAGCTGTACCAACGTTTAAGAGTTTGTTGGTAAAGATTTTAGAATGGCGTAGAGAATACAATCAATACAATAAAACAGATCAACCACAAATGGTCCGCTTTGACACTCCATATTTGAAAGAGCCCTTACAGTACGACATGAACATTCTACCCAAAGAAGAGTTTATGCCTTATATGTACGACCATTTAAAGTTTATTGAAGACAACATGGATGACCGTGATCCCACTAAGTTCTCTAGTGTAGAGTACGAGAAGTTTAGACGAGTAGTTGACTATATGGCTTCTACAACCTATAGCGAAGAAAAGATCTTAGAAGGTAAGAAAGACTTTTATAATTGGTTTAATGCGCTTGATCAGCGTAGGGGTACTAACTTAATTGAAACATTCCCTGAGTTTTCTGCTTTTTACAATGAATGCGAATTATTAAATGGCTGATTTAAAAGAACTAAAACAAAACGGAGCATTCTGTATGCTACCGTGGATACACATATATACGACTCCTATCGGAGTTGGTGGACCTTGCTGTATTTCTCATCCCAACATCAATGCGGGTAACAGTCGCACTGACTCTCTTATCCAAATGGTTAACTCACCTAACATGAACCAGCTAAGGTTAGATATGTTAAACGGTGTTAAGAATCCTATGTGTGCTACCTGTCACAATCACGAAGAACACAACATTAGAAGTTTTAGGGACAGCGTTAACTTTGAATATGGTAGACACTTTGACGAAGCAATGGTCGCAACCAATGAAGATGGTACACTAAATGACTTTAAGATGCGATACTTTGATATCCGTTTTAATAACATCTGTAACTTCAAATGCCGTACTTGTAATCAAGACTACAGTAGTCAGTGGGAAATGGAAAATAAACGTATGAAAGTTTATTTTCCTCCTGTGTTTAAAAATGATTCAAAGACTTTCCTTGACGAAGTATTAAGTCATATTCCCACAATTGAAGTAGCTTACTTCGCAGGTGGAGAGCCACTGATCACAGAAGAGCATTATGTCATGCTTGAGGAAATGATTCGTACAGGTCGTACAGACATTAGCCTTAGATACAATACAAATATAAGTAACTTGAAGTACAAAGACAAAGACTTGCTACAGTTGTGGAAACACTTTGACAAGAAGGTACAGATATCTGCCAGCATAGATCACTTTGGTAAACGTGCTGAATACATTAGACACGGCACCGATTGGGGCAAGGTAGAAAGTAACTTTAAATTATTACAGACTATTGACAACATTGATCTACAAATGAATACTGTACTCAGTGTTTATAACTTCCTTACATTGGATACGTTTTATCAGTATCTAATCGATAACAACATGTATGTCCCTAAACAGTATAATACATTTAGTATCTACAAGATGGACAGCCCTAGTTGGTTAAGTTGTTTTATGTTACCTGAGAAACACAAACAACAAGGTTTAGATCGCATAGAGAAACTAGCCCAGACAATGAAACGTATGGGCTTTACTCCACACTGTATTAGTGAAGTTCGTTCTATCATTCCTTGGGCACAGTCTAAAAATATTTGGGAAGAACAAAAGGCCATGTTCAAGAAAGAAACAATTAGAATTGATGAACTTAGAGATGAAAAGTTCGTACAAACATTTCCAGAACTAGCGGATCTACTGTTCATATGAAAAAGACAATACCTATTCACAACAAAGACTTTCTGCTAAATGAAAGCAAAGTCTTTTGTATGTTTCCTTGGATGCACTTAAATGTAACGCCCAAGGGAGATATCTATCCTTGTTGTAGTAATAACTATTCTACTCCTTATGGTAACACCAAAGAGATTAGTTTAGAAACAGCATTTAACCTTGACGAAATGAAACAGTTAAGATTGAATATGTTAAACAACGAACCTAGTAAGATCTGCGAGTTCTGTTACAAACACGAAGAAGCAGGACCACACAGCTTCCGCAACTACAGCAAAGACAATTGGGCTACTCGATTTGATGAGCTAGTTCCTAACACACTAGAAGACGGTACAGTTGAAGACTTTAAAATGCGATACTTTGATATCCGATTTAGTAATATCTGTAACTTTAAATGTCGTACCTGTGGCGCAGAGTTTAGTAGTCAATGGGCCGCTGAAAACAGACACCATGATAAGACATTGCCTATTATCATGCACGCCGATGACGGCAAGGGCAAGTTGTTGGAAGAAGTGCTGACACACATTGACCATATCGACTTGGCTTACTTTGCCGGTGGCGAACCATTGATCACCGAAGAGCATTATGTTATGCTTGAGGAAATGATTCGCAAAGGTCGTACAGATATTACACTACGTTATAATACCAACGCTAGTAATATCAAATATAAGAATCATGATTTGTTGTCTCTTTGGAAAAACTTTAAACGGGTAGAACTAAGTTGCTCTGTTGATCATTATGGTGAACGAGCAGAATGGATTAGACACGGAACAGATTGGGGACAAGTGGAAAGTAATTTAATTACACTACGAAATCTAGATTATGTAGTATTCCAAATAAACACTGTGTTTAGTATCTTTAATTACAGTACAATTGGAGAGTTTTATAACTATCTAAAAGAAAAGAATCTAGTACAAACCAATGATTGGTATCACAGTTTGTATCTAGCAGTTCATCCTAGTTATTATAGTGCTAAGAGCTTGCCAAGAGAATTAAAAGACATTGCTAGAGTAAAGGCACAACAGTTCTGTGAAAGCAATGGGGATCAGTATCAGGGTGTTACTCGATTAGTCACAGATGCTATAAACTTTGCCGACAATGGCGATACATGGGAAGAAAATAAGAAAATGTTCTTTAAGCATACATTATATCATGATGCTCTACGCAAAGAAGACTTTGCC